GTTCTGGCTTAGTTTCAACCTTTGGTTCTGGCTTAGTTTCAACCTTTGGTTCTGGCTTAGTTTCAACCTTTGGTTCTGGCTTAGTTTCAACCTTTGGTTCTGGCTTAGTTTCAACCTTTGGTTCTGGCTTAGTTTCAACCGGTCGGTGTTTTTTTTGCCATTCTTTAAGACGTAATCTTTTCTTCTTTCTACCCATTGTAATGTTCTCCTTTTAATATATAGTTTCTCAAAGTTAAAATCTCAAAAATTTGGCCCCGCAAAAATTTGGCCAATACAGCCTTTTAGATGAATTTAGTTTTGAGCAAAAAAAACCCCGGTTTCTCGAAAGAAGCCGGGGCTTAACACTAACCTGAATTAGCTAATTGGCTTAACTGCCGCCAGACTCACCTAAGAGTCCGCGAACAACCACAAGACCATACATATCAGGTCTAACCATCTTCTTGGCGTAGCGGGTCATGACACCCTTACGTGGTACGAAGTCTTCCGTACCAAAGATAGTGGGAGTAACCTGCAGTGGCACATAAGGTGCATACACATAGCCACTCTCAAGGAAGCTATTGCCCTTACGACCAATAAGCAAGAGGTTACGTGGGAAGTAAGGATCGACGTATACGTCCCATTTCTTACTAACCGTACCAACCTTCAAGGCGCCTGCAGTACCCTTATTTTCATCAACTGCGACCGACGCGCGGAAGCCAGCAGTGAACTCAAGGATGGAAGCAACCTCTGGTGACGTGACAAGGAAGTTTGCACCACCTCTTAGCGTCTTACGATGAATCTGAGCAGAAATATCGTTAACTGTTTCCAGAAGTGTCTCATACCACTCAGAAACAGTACCAGTGAAGTCTGGAGCAGAAGCGCCTGCACCAACCTCTGAGCCGTCGTCTCGCCGCACAAAGAGCCCAGGAGAGCGCGACCAGTAATAAGTACCAGCAGTTGCACCCTTCACGAGATCTTCAAGAATCTCACGATCAATCTCTAGAGCAATCTGCTCAGAGAGAATCGACGTAAGCTCAACCTCTGCATCGAGGTTGTGGTAGGCATTGAGATCCTGACCGAGTTCAGGAGTCCACTTGGCTTTGAGCTTTTTAGTCATCGCCGTCACGGACACTGAGTCAACCTTGAGATCAATCTCGGGAATCGCCTCATTGCCCTCCAGGCCCCAATTGTTATCACCAACAACTGCACCAATGGCGTTGCTGCTACCAGCTGCTGGGGTACCGTCAAAGTTGTCGGTCTCGGGGAATGCATAAGTTTCCTGAGCAGCCATCGAAGTTTCGACGGCGGCGCCAGTAGCTCCATCTTCCAACCCTACAACAAAAACTATGTTTGTCCTGCTAGATGCCTTACCACCAGTGCTGGTGTCTTCGGCAAAACAAGTCAAACGTCGAGCTTGCACACAGTCGGCGTCATAGAGACCTGTACCGGTATTACACACTAGTGCAATCAAGTCATCATCATTAAACTGGTCGGTGGCCGTACCCGTAAGTTCAACCGCTGCAATTGCATATCCAGTGGATCCAGACACGCATGCCGGGTCAAATCGAAGAATTTCATTAACTTGAACCTCTGAAAGATCCGATCCGCTGTCGGGCTCGCCACCAAACGTACCAGAAGCAACAAAGTTGTGATCCAGAAGTGCTGATGCTGTTGGGGAACTATAGCCGTTGTTTAATGAGTAAAAACTCCTCTGTTCCTCTGCGTCTTCGAGCGTGACGCCGCCAGTGATTTCCTGGCCGACGCGTCCACCACCATACAGTGAGTCGTCAGTCGCATTTCCTAGTTTCCCACTAGTGAACGTAAAGTCCATAAAGAAAATAAGCCCCGATGGAAGACTCATGGGCTGAACACTAACAAGATCGTTAGCGATCAAGCCACCAAATACACGACGAACAATGGGAAACGCGACGGCTGCAAAGCCCTCGACGTCACCGCCTGCCATCGATGAAGCCTCTCTAAGAAGCTCCTTGGCCTGATTTTCAAGAAGACGAGACATGGTATGTTTCGACTGCTCATTGTTAAGGCCCTCAAGAAGTCCGGTTTTGCCCCACTTATTAAGTAGCGCGGCGCCTTCCTTCTTCATATCGCGATTAACGATACCTTCTGTTAATTTTTGAAGTATAGACATTGTTTTTTCTCCTCCTTTATAAAATAAAAAATCTAGTCCTTAATTCCAGCAAGAGCTTTCATTCTTGCCGTAAAGGGATCTACCCTTTTTTCCTCTTTACGAGGCATAAAGGCTGAAGAGCGTTTAGTCACAACTTCGTTCAGTGATTTTGGCTTTCGCTTGAGCGAATTGGCTCCCACTGCACTTTGAAGAGTTTCATATATAATTTTTGCTTCTTCAACTGTAGTAGCATTCATAATAGTTTCGACAATTCTATCTTTTTGTCGCTCATTCAAAGAGTCGCTATCTAGAACGCGGTTTTGATATAATAATTTAGCATTTGCCAAATTAGTTTCATTAAGCTTCTCTTGAAGCTTATTAATGACTGTGCCATATTTCTCTAATTTTTCCTCTAACAAGTGCACTTTCTTGTTGAGCGTTTTTTGTTCTTTTATTAGTGTTTTGTTTTTTCTCTGAATTGATTCATTTTGCTTTGAGCTTGGACTTTTCTTCTCGTGCTCTGCGCATTTTTTCTCCAATTCTTTAACGGAGGCTTCTTCAGATGTGCTTGTATAACCCTTGGCGCTATACTCTTTTCTTGCTCTTTTTGATTTATCACAAGGAGTTTCACCCAGTGCTTTTTCAATCGCGTCCGGAGTTCCAGGTTTTGGATTCTCTTCTTTGTCATCTTCTTTCAATAGGTCATCCATTTCTTCTGCCAAAACACTACGAATCATTCTTTCAATACTCTCGTTTGTTGTTTCGTCTTCGTCATCCTCGGCGCCGTCTTCCTCTGCCTCATCCAACAGTATATGTTCTTCTAAATCATATTCTTCTTCTAAGTGTTCGATCTCCATGGAGTTTTCTTCTAGATCTTGCCTAATAGACTCTTCTAATCTATCTAAATCAATACTCACAAATGTCTTACTATCTGTGGTGGCAGCATAAGGCAGCTGATCAACAACAAATTTGCCATTATCTTTTGTGTTTGACTCGGCTTCAACGTCCACCAGTGAAGGAGCAGCTGTGGGCATCTCAGTGGGCATTGCAGCCATGGCTGGGTCATAAGGTGTCGTGTTGGCCATTGTCCCCAAGTCCCCAAGTCCCATCATGTCTTCTTGTTCTAAAATCATATCAACGGCTTCTTTGATATCCTTTGAAAAGTGTTCTACAATTTTCTCTTCGGCGCTTTGTCGCGCAGCCTCTTTTAATGACTCAGCATCAATAATGGCTTGTTCTAGCATGTTAAACATATTCTGCTCCTTTAAAACAGTTTTTCATGAATTTTCATGAATAATTAGTTATATAAACACGAAAATGACTTTTTATTAAGAGTTAATGCCAGAGCCAGTCAGGTCATACATTCGACCAGGCTGAATGTTGGTTAGTTCTGCAAACAAATTAAAGCCGGTCTCAACACTGTCGCTATCATTGGCGATATAGACTGTTTTACATTTTACCTCAAATCTCTGCGACATATCCCTCACTCCAAATTCGGAACTGCTCATAGGGTAGACATCAAACCTGTGGCTATCAGTATTCTCATTGTCGAAGGTGTCAAAGCCAATGCTGACCGCCTGACTGCCAGTTACTTGTACTGTAAATGCTTGTGTTACGTAGGGAAAATTAACTGCAGCTTGCCCATCAGCCGCAACAGCGCTGCTCGTCAGCCATGGCTCGCCAGAAACTTGATATGAGCCTACATTTCTCAGGCCTGCGGTTGGTACTGGACTACTTACTACATGTGACATAATTATTTGTTGCTCCTTTTAATTCTAATTAGTTCCCTAATTCCTTAATTCTTTGATTATGAAGTTTTTCTAAAAGCTTTTTTCTTCTGGCCCTTTGTCTGCGCCTTTTATCAGAGGGCTTTTCATATCTCATCCGCTCTCTGTGAAGCTCCAAAACTTTGCTATTTTTTACTTTTTTTGTAAACCTTTTAATCATTCTATCTGGGTGTTCATTTTTATCTCTCGGTCGAACTTCTACATTAATTGGTCTTGCCATAATAATTTCCTTAAATTAATTTATTCCACTTGTGGCCACCAAGAGCCATAATACCGGATATATCTACACCTGGATCGCTAGGGCTCACATCGGCTAATGCGCCCGGTGATGATGGTGCATCTGGATTTCCAACTGAAGCTATTGGCTCAACGCCTTCAAATATTTCTGCTCCAAATCCAGTAGCATTTAAAATTTTCCTTTTTTGTTCTTTTATCATTCTTTGCTTTTCTTCATGAAGTTCTGCTCTTTGCTTCTCTAAAAGCTCACTTTTGTGTGACGATAATAACGCCTGCTCAAGCTCTGGCACTGTATTGTTTTGATGAATGGGTTGTGAGTTTCTATTTTCCACCAACAAAGGAGAAAGGCCACGTGCAACCTCAGAGACGACATTAGATAAAACGCCTTCTTCTAGTAAAATTTCTTTGACACATTGCTTGATCAATGGTTTTAATACGTTTTTTAATTCTGTTTTTTTCATTTTTATCCTATAAAGATATTATTTAAGGCTCTATTAATTCTATCGCCTTTTGTAAATATTTTCGACAAGTCTTTTTCTACACTCTCGTACATCTTAATCTTCTGATCTAGAACGTACGCTTCTGGTGCTGACGGCTCAGACACAGCATCAAAACAAATTAATTGAAGATCGTCTTGTACTAATTGCGCTCCTGTTCCTTTTGGGCACGGACTTAAAGAGCCCAAAGCTCTAGAAGAAAAGCCAAACTTAACACCACTTTTATAGAGGCCTTCTAATATTTGCCCCGATGGCGTTTTTAAGCACTGTATTACGCCAATAACATCATCGCCATCCCACCAGACTCTAACAACTTTGTGGGATGCGTTTTAAGATTA